ACGGCGTCCTGATGACGAAGTGCCCGAATCCAATCTCGGATATCTTGCGTCCTAATCACGGTATGCTCCCTTCTACCTGCCGAATCGGGGGGCCTGGCGGTTTTTGGTAAACGTGCGGAACGTAGCCGGGTTCTCGCATGCAGCGTGCTTGTTCCAGCACTGTCACATGCCGAAACCACTCCCAGGCTTCCTCCCGATTTCTCGCGTGGTCTATTTCCCACTGCCGGGCTGCGTAAATGTTATCTTGCAACAAGTCCATTGTGGGCCTCTTCTGATAGACAATACCACAATTCGCCAACAAAGCAAATTGTGGAATTGTGCATCAGACTTATTCGGCGTTGCCACCGACCACGGCATTGCCACGGACACGGGCACTGCCACAGACCAAGGCATTGCCATAGATACAGGCGGTGCCATAGATACAGGCCTTGTCATAGACCAAGGCCTTGTCACAGACCAAGGCCCAGTTACGGACACGGGCACTGCCAAAGACACGGGCATCGCCACGGACCATGGCACGGCCACAGACCAAGGCATTGCCACCGACCACGGCCCAGTCATAGACACGGGCACTGCCACGGACACGGGCATTGCCACCGACCACGGCACTGCCACCGACCACGGCCCAGTCATAGACACGGGCACTGCCACAGACCACGGCGTTGCCACAGACCATGGCACGGCCACAGACCAAGGCATTGCCACGGACACGGGCATCAGGGCCGATAGTTGCTGTATCTGATACGTTAGCCGTATCCGCTACCCATCCACCGCCGTTAGGATGGCGATGAGCAGAAACCGGACCATTACCATCATCGAAATCGAAAGTCATTGTTTCTCTTCCTCTTCTGATAAACTACACCACAATTCGCCAACAAAGCAAATTGTGGAATTGTGCATCAGTTACTTGAGGCCTTCAAGCATGCGGTCGTATGCCGCATAAGGCCACCGGGCATCGTAGCGACGAATAATGTTCAAAATTCGATAAAAACTTTGAGTCTGTCCCAAGGCCATGTAGACAAAGTAGCTTCGATCTACATCCGCCGGTTTCCGATTTTCCGGGAGTGCTCTGCCGCCGTCCTTTACCATCCGGGCGAATTTATATGGGCCAATGTGCGGCCACTTCGCCCGCAGGGCCTCAACGGCCTGTTTTGCTTCTGCTCGTGTGTACAGCATCGTCGTTTCTCCTCTTCTGATAAACTACACCATAATTCGCCAACAAGCAAATTATGGAATTGTTCATCAGTCCCGAGGCAAGTCCGCCACAAGAATCGGGCTGGCAACTTCCTTCGCATGACGGGCCTTAATCAAGCCCAGGATGTACTCGCCCGCATCATCAGCCCGATTGTTCGGGAAGTACCGGGTGTCACCCAAAGTCACGTTGAATCCCAAAGCATCGTGCCGCTGGATGGCAATGCCCTTGACCCACCGGGTCAGGCAGCCTGGACTGAACCGGACATCTTCAATCGTGTTAGCAATCACGTTCTTGATCCGCTGATCGGGGTCGGTAACCACGTTAATGCGGTCAAAAGACGACGGATAGTAGCTTCGCATAGTTCTCTCCTGTTGTTAAGACTCTGCTGATTCTACACCGGGAACGTCCCGTGTCAACTTTTCTTGTTCTTTTCTCGCAAGCACTCTGTCCGCGTACCACTGGGCCTTATAAGCTAAAATTCGTTCCCGATTCTCGCGGTAGTTCTGCCGCCGCCGGGTCTTGCACCGCTCGCTCTTGCTGTATTTAGCCTTTGCCAACGCCTGCTTTGCACGCGATATCATCGCACGCCGCTTCGCTTTGTTTTCTAACCACACCAACCAATCAGGCCGTTCGCCATCGGGTACTTCGGCCGCACGCTTCTCGGCGATGCATTGGTCCCACGCTGGGGCGTTTGCTGCATTCTCTGCTTCGATGCGTGCCCACTCCGCCCGCAATGCGGCATCACCCTCTTTAGCCACCCAATCTTCAAGGGACATGCCGGCAGCGTCTGCCGCCTTTTGGTCAGTGGCGTGTTCCCACGCCCTCAACTTGGCCATGTTGCTAGCGTGTTCTTCGGCGGTTGCCCTACGCGGGCGTCCTGCTTCACCGGCTTGGTGAACGTGCCACACATCGCGAAGAATGAGTTCGGGCAGCAGGGCCATAGTGTTTACACGCCTTCCTTCTGTTCTGGTTCTAATTCCAAGCCGCAACACCCGCATTGGGGCAACCCCAAGTCTATCCACTTTTGCGTAGTCCGTACTTTATACCCACAACCAGGGCAAGTCAAGGCAATCATCCGTGTACCTTGCTTTTTGGGCCCGTCCGTCTTTTGACCCACCAGGGCACCGTGCGGATATGCCGGGAGGTCTTTGACGATTTCCGCCAACGTGCTGGTAAGTTCCGGGCCGGCGGTTGTTGCGGTCATCTTCCCCGTGAGGCCCAGGGCGATTGCCACGGTCTTAAATTCCTTGCCATGGCCTTGTTGCCCGCTGGCATGAACCAGTTCATGTATCACAATGGCCAACACGTCGATAGGGTCGGCAATCTCCGGGTGGATGAAGATTTCCGTATGCTGATCCGCACTACATTCTGGAAACCAGCATTCCCCTATTCTATGTGTCCCTTTGCCCCTACGCCCGCCGCCAGGAAACCCTACGCTGATGCGTAGCTTTTCCGGCAGGGCGATCTTTTGAGGCTTGAACAACCTCGTATCGATTACGCCGATTGCCTGATTAAGCCAACTTTCGCGGACTTGTATACTGTTGTCTTCCATGCTTCACCTATCATACCCCACGTCCACCGATAAGGCAAACGTGGGGTTTTGGCAATCTTGTACCCGCCGGATCAATTACCAGGGCGATCTAGGGATACGCTGACTGCCTGAAAGCTCACTTGGACCGCTGTATGACTACGCCACGCCCTGTGGCATATTTGCCATCGTGGGCCTTCTGGGCCTTGTCATAACTTGTCCGGCCCTTGGATTGGCGACGATGCTGCTTTGCGTTCACTTGACCATTCGGGGAACCTTGATTCATTGTCTCTTCTCCGGTTAAAAGTATACTACACCATAGACACGGGCATTGCCACGGACACGGGCATTGCCATAGACACGGGCATTGCCACAGACACGGGCATCGCCACAGACACGGGCATCGCCATAGACATAGGCATCGCCACAGACAATGGCACCATCACAGACAAGGGCATCGCCAAAGACAACGGCCCTACCGTAGACAATGGCCTTGCCATAGACATAGGCCCTGCCACGGACAATGGAAAGGCCATAGACACGGGCATTGCCATAGACACGGGCATTGCCACAGACACGGGCATCGCCATAGACACGGGCATCGCCACAGACAATGGCCCTACCGTAGACAATGGCCTTGCCATAGACACGGGCATCGCCATAGACAATGGAAAGGCCATAGACACAGGCATTGCCATAGACACGGGCATTGCCACAGACACGGGCATCGCCATAGACATAGGCCCTGCCACGGACACGGGCGTTGCCATAGACAACGGCCACAGGACCAACATACACCGCTTTTGATACGTTAGCCGTATCTGCCACCCACCCCCCGCCATTTTGGTGCCTATGAGCCGGGACAGGCCCATTACCATCGTTAAAATCGAATTTCATGATTCATTCTCCTTGTAGGGGAAAGATACATCACACCTTGGCACTTGTCAACACAAATGCCAAGGAATTATGCATCAGTCTTCGTCAAAACCCTTTAGGATGTTCCCCGACCGATCAAGATACCCTCGGCCGATGAGGGCGGTTGCGGCACGACCATAACTACCTTGCAAACTCCACACAAGGCCATTCTTGACAAGAACCGCGAACAAGATAAGCGTGTCAGCGGACGATAGTTCGCCTTGCTCATAAGCCATGATGTTTGCCACTTCGTCGTATGGTTTCGCTTTCGTCGTCCTGAGTCTTTCCAAGCGTTCCTCTTCACGCCGGTTCTCTTCTTTGTTCTGGGCACGTCTGATTGAACACGTTATTCCAACTGGTCCCATTGTCTCTTCTCCGGTTAACCTAATCTCCGCAGCTAGCACAATAAGGGACATAGCGTGCGTCATGCCCCGCTTCCCGTAATCGCCTTACCAAGTCGGTAGCTTGGCCTGACCCGTATGCAGTGGCATAGTACAACCATTTGGACCCACTCAGATACTCAACATGATACATTGTCTCTTCTCCGGTTAAGGTTTATCGTTGCAAAGGCGAGCGTACCTCGAGGTACGCTCGCCTATGCACAGATAGACGATTAGATAAACTGGACGCTCACATTCTCTTCCACTGTGAGAACTACGCTGTTTTGGTTGAACAAATCACGCACAAACAACGCAAATTCACGACCGTAATCATTTATCTCGGTAACAACCTGAATTGTGATACCGTGTTCCGTGACAAGCTCACCATGTCCGTCAATCCATGATCCAGTATGGCGATAGACGGTCACGCCGCCGTATACGTCGCTCGCGTGTTTGTGGACAGCCTCCACACAATCACGGGCACGTTGAGAATCTAACGGACATCCAGCCCGATCTTCGCCAATGCCGCATTGAACCGTAATCCGTCTCATTGTCTCTTCTCCGGTTGATTGTTATCGATACACTCACACTATACACCACATTTACCGATTAAGCAAACGTGGTGCGATTTTTTATGCCGCTATTCGCAGCTTGCCGTTGCTCTTCACAACATTGTGCAATCGTCGCCACACAACCCACACGACCGCTTGTAGCTGGGACGGACGTAAGCCTAGTTGCTTCGCAACAGTGGCATACGAAACGGACAAGCGGTTGTACGCTCGCCTACCGATAGGTGGGACATCTTCCAAGCTAATACGCTTCCCATGGGCAATCGCCCAAACATGGCCATCGATACATACGCAAAGGGAACGCTCAGGCTGTACAAGGTTATCGTAGAATGCCCGTACCTTGTTTCCTCGCAAGATGTTTGCTGGCATGTTTCCTGCAAGTATCAGCTTAGCCTTGCGGACATTTGCGTACCAGCGTACGCCCAAGCCATCTAATTCACGTCCTTGGATGATACGCTCGGCAACCTCCACGTTCCGTTCCCAACGTAAACCGGGAGATACTGCGGCAATGATGCCGCAAGCGGAAGCGACGCTAAGCCTGTACGTCTTGGCCAAGCGTACGCCTTGCTTGTGTGCGATGGCGTACCATTCTACGCCTTGCTGTAGTTCACAAGCGGTTGCTTGTTCAAAGACGCTTCGGATGTTTTTCTCTCTTTGCAACACGACATCTCCCGTTAAGGTACACTACTGAAGGAAAAATCCGTTGCATGGAATTGCACCATGCGTTACCACTAGGAACGGACGTTGGTATTAGTCGTTAGTTGCACAATGAAACCACAAACAGAGAATCACGATTGCGACAATCCACCCAGTGATTAAACAGAACATCGGTCACGTCCTTTCAAGATACTCTTGCCGGTCGGCTCGCCAGTGTTCGGGTTAATGCCTGACCATTCGCCCACGGCATCCGCATCAGTGTAAAAATCGCGTGTTGGACATGGGCCACACCATCGTGTCGTGATGCGGTCGTTAATCGCATGCATCAGCATGAGATTGCTCCCCGTAACATCCACGATTGTAAGCGGCCCGTTGTGAACGATAAGACGATACATTGCTTCTTCTCCGGTTAAGGTTGTTGCTTCGGAACACGGCGAACTATACCTCATGTTCTCGGAAAAAGCAAATCGGATGGGGAAAGATTTTTGTAGCACGATATTTCGTACCATTTACTTTCTACTAATGTGTATGGGAAAAAAAAAGATAGAGATATATAGAAGAGGGTATATATGTGAGGCGAATATATGGTAAAGGACGAACATAGTTGGAACCTAATGGTCCGAAATATCGGACTACAAAGGTCGTTGCAACGACTAATATGGGGAAATGGCGTTTTTACTATCGAAAACGCAGTTAGTCTCGAATAACTGCATAATTCCATGATTTCTTCTTGACATTCAATGAAACGTGATATTATTGGACGTTAGACCTCGTGCCGCAAGGTCCGGTAATCCTTATTATGTTAAGCTCATCATACACTGATGATCGTAAGTGTTTGATGCTACTGAGGTTATGGTAGAAGGTAGGGCGGTCCTACCCTTGGCTTGCTTGGCACGGGACTCCCACGTACTATATAGTCAAAACAACTTTATGCAAAATTTGAAACCCCACTTCAAAGGCCCCGATAGGCGGGCTTCAAACCACACTTCAAACCCGCGAGTGGGGCTTCCAAACCCCATAAGATTGGTTGAAGTGGGGCTTCGCGAGGTGTGTGGGGTTTGACGCATGGGGCTTGCCAGGTTGAAGTGGGGCTTGGTATATGGGGCTTCGACCGCCCCAAGCCCCACTACAAACCCCATAAAACAGTGTGAAGTGGGGCTTCCCCCTGGACCAAGCCCCACGCTTCAAGCCACACTTCAAACCCCGAGCCTCCTTTATCAAGCCCCATATGGTAGGTCGAAGCCCCACTATGGGTTTTGAAGTGTGGCTTCGACCCGCACTTCAAGCCACACTTCAAACCCTAATACGCGACTCCAAGCCCCATATGATGGGTTGGAGTGGGGTTTGAAGCAACCAGCGGGCTACTTGTTTATGTAGTGGACAAGCCCCAGATTGTATGGTACACTATGATTAAGAGGAACCTTTATATGCCAGCACGATCAAAATATCCAGACATGCCCGAGGATGCTATCCTGGCCGAATACGCGAACCCCGCCGTGCGGACCAAGGACATCGTCGCTCTCTACGGTATCACCTATGAGGCCCTGCGGGCTCTAGTGCATCGTCGGAACGTGGCACGCCGCCCTCATGGAAGACGGGCCGGCGGTCCTCCTGTTCCCCCTCGGGTTACCAGCGGTCCCCGGCCTGTGTATGGAGCCCCGGAGGTTGTGGTCCCTCTCTCCACGCCTCCTGATCGCAAGGTGTCCTGTATACGAACGACTGGTAGCCCCCCTTCCGCCTGGCACCAGCGTAATGCCGAAGAGGCCATTAAGGCCCGAGAGAAACAAGCGGAGGAAACTCCCAAACCGCCCAAAGGTGCCCGCTGGGGTGACCCCGTTCCCCATGTCGTTGACTACCCGACCTGTGCGTGGAACGCGGATGGGACACCCAGGGAGTTGACGAAGGATCAGAAGTACGACTGGGACTTCAGCCAAAATCAGAAGGCTGAGGAGCGTGCGGCGGGGATCGTTCCTGACGTGCATGTGCATTGAGCGAGATTTTTGTAGCACGATAATTCGTACCCATTTACTTTCTACTCTCTCTGTGTGAAAAAGAAGTAATACATATGGTATAGGGGAGTATGTATTATAGTAGCCGGGAACTCTTGGAACAAATGGGTTGTTAATATCGTACTACAAAGGTTTACCCACATGTTACAAACCACACCACTTCCCCAACTCCTGCCAGGTAAACCCAAGCCGGCCTTCGCTCGGATCGCCGGCTTGGTATGGAGGGTTCTATTATGCTCTCTGATGATTTGGTCGATGTCTATCCTTTGTGGGTCTATGGCTGGGCCTCTTGGGACTCGGTCGATTCGCCCTTTGATCCTGGGGCTTTCCCCCGCCAAGGGCGGGAACCCCATCGTCTACGGGGCGTACCCGCTGATCGTGGCAATGGACACAACCGCGACGGACCGTGCGGGATTCGAGGATTGGATTGATATCATCGCGGCCGAGTTTCCCCAGGGGTGCATCGTGATCGTTGGGCACGGCAACGACATCGGGGGCCAGTGGGCCATCTTCCCGACTTCCGATGACGTTCCCTTTGATTGCCGCCCCTTTGCCGGCTGCCCGGTGCCCCTAGACTGGTTATGCCACTGCCTTCGACACGACTACGGTGATGCTATACCCATAGTCATCCTTAGCTGTAATCCTTGTCACGACCGCATCACAGACATTCCCAATTGCTGGCAGGCCACTGAGTCAATCTGGATCACACCGGACGCCTATGTGGCTAGTGCCGTGGTGCTGGCGAGGAGTATGACCGAGCCCAACGTGGTCGGAACTTTCGACAGGTTCCGGTGCTTCTACGAGAACCGCACAACCAAACCCACTACGCGACCCACCACAAAGCCATGATACCCACCGTGTTCCTACTGCTCACCCTCGTGCTGCTCCCGGCCATACTGGTCGTGGTGCCATGGTCATATAAGCGGCGGGCTCTACGGCGTGCATACTATGAGAAAGAGAACGACCTGATCCGCAAGGCCTTCCTGATGAATCGGTTCAAACGATGGATCAGGGGCCAGCAGTACGTAGGCCCGGATCAGATTCAACCGAAATGGACGACCTTCAAATAAGCAGGAGTACTAGATGTCACTCTGGACAGGTTTCACTAAAATCCTCGGTCAGGGCCTCGCCATCATTGGCGGGGCAATCGGCGTCAATGTTGATGGCACTACCATTACCATAAACGACAGCAACCAGTTAGTGTCCTCTGGCGGTGGCGGCGTCCCTGTCACTGGGCCTTTCGAGTATGTCAATACAGAACCCCTGACTGACGGCAGTAGTAACCTCTACTACGGAACAGGGACCTATCTTTCGGATGCCAGTGGGAATCTCTACTACTCGGACGGTCAGGTACTGGCGGACTCCTTTGGGAGCCTTTACTACGACTACAACAACAAGGAACTAACAGATGGCGTCGGAACCCTTTACTACGGCAACGGCAACAAACTGGCAGACCACAACGGACACATTTACTACAGCAACGGCACCGCAATAACGATCGGCACCGGAAGCCTGACTGCGACATCGATTTATTTTAACACATCGCAGACGACCACTAATGGCAGTACGTCGGGCTCTACCGTGTCCAGTATGCCCTTTACGGGAACCGCATACAAGAAGGTCGTGATCTACGTCAACGCCTTGGTCAATGCAACCTCCACGTCCTATACCTTCCCCACGGTGTTTACAACCCAGCCAGCTTTTACATACATCGCTAGTGGGGACGCTAGCCTACTGACCCTAAGCACCACTACGGTAACCTTTGCTGTTGGAACGTTTTCCAGCGGCTGGATCATCATTGAAGGATACTAACTATGCCACAGATTATCAACACCACCCCTCTCACTCCGGTCCAACAGACGGCGGCGAGGTACGCGGCCCAGGCCAACCAGCAATGGCTTCAGTTGGCCCAGTTGTTTGCCGGCCTTACCAGGTTCATCTACAGCAACCCGGCCGGGCCGCAGGCAGCCTTTGATGCCTTCGGCACGTCCGCTGCCGACTTGCTGACCATGGGCAATGCGTATTCCGCCCTCGTCACTGCGTATACGGGCGTGGCTCCCGCGTCCCCCGTCCCTGTCGGCTCGACCATCACGGTGAACACAGACGGGACCGTTACCTACACTGCCCCCGCGTCTGCTTAAACAAAGGAAACTCCCATGGCTTCACAAGGAATGAAAAAAGGGGAAACCGTCAGGTTGGCCCTCGATACGACGGACACCTATACGGCGAACCAGGCAGTGGGCGTCTACGACTCCAACGGAAACGTCCGGCCTATTCAGTCCTGGGAGCGGCTGGTCATCGACTCGATCAACTGTGATGTCGATGCGTCGGCGTCCCGTGTTGCTCTTCTGGACCCCGGATCGGCAACGGCCACAACCAGCGGACAGTTGCTAGCCAGTTTCGCCTTCGATGGCGTCGGTGAGTCCCACGTTGACGACGAAGGGATCAACGTCAGTGTTGGTACTACGCCCACGTTGCAGGCCCAGGCTGCCGGCGGCGTACACTTCATCGCCAATGCCCGTGTGGTCAACGGCAAGAGCCAGGGGGTTCGGGCCGGGTACAAAGAGCTTTTAACTCCTGGCGGGAACAACACTGGACAATAAGGTTATGTCGTTTTTAGGAAAGGGAATGCCCTACAAAGACCTGCAAAGTCCCGCTGCCCGTGCCAGTCGGAAACGACGCAGCCGGAAGTATTACGAGACGCATCGAGAGATGTTGATCGAAAAATCCGCCGGATACACGGCGGCTAACTTGACTAAGATTGCCTTACGCAGGGCTAAGCACCGGGTTAAAAAATATGGCCTCACGCCCGAGGATGTAGAGCGTATGTTCGTTGAGCAGGGTGGCCGCTGTGCTGTAAACTCGGCACATGAAATATCCATGGTGTTCGGTTCGCCTTCGATCAGGCATATCGACCACGACCACAAGACTGGGAGGGTCCGTGGGCTGGTGTGCGGGCGGTGTAACGTGATGTTGGGAATGGGGAACGACGACCCCGAAACCTTACGCCTTGGGGCGGAATACCTGGAGCGACATGGCCAGTAAACCTCCCACACGCCCACCCCCGCCTGTACGTCCGGTGAAGCTGAAGGCCGATACTCTACGCGAGATCGGCCTGGAGGCTCATTCCGTTGATGAACAGGGCCGGTCAATCACCAACCAGGAGGCCCTGTATCGACAAATGTGGAAGCAGGCGTTAGGTTGGACCGACCTTGTGCGGGACGAATGCGGCTATGCCCGCAAGGTTGTTCACGAGCCGAACCTGACAATCAGCAAGTCTCTGCTGGAGCAGTTGGCCGGCAAACCCGGTACGGCACAAGTCGAAGAGAAGAAGGGACCCTCGGCCGCTGAACGGGTCCGGGCCTTGGCAGTCGAACGTGTAAACGCCATCAAGACATGAACTCTTTTGCCTCACAGCCTGATATCAAAGAGCCGGTCCTGGCAGAGTCCTGGACCTGCCCGATCACGGGTATGCGGGTTCCACTCGACCCAACAAAGAATCTCCTGTGGCGTGCGGACCTCCTGGAGATGGCGGAGACGGACCCGTTACTCCAGACTGATCTCTACACGGCCTGCTCTCAGTCCGCAGAGTTTTTCGTTTTGGCCTTCTGCTTTACGCTCCGGGTCTTCAATGTAGGTGTCAACGGTATCTTACAACAGGCCGAAGAGAAGCACGTCCCATTCTGCCTGTGGCCGGAGCAGGCAAAGCTGTTTGAACGGCTGGTGCAGTGCATCGAAGACGGCGAGGAGAATCTGACTGATAAGTCCCGAGACATGGGAGCCACCTGGCTGCACATTGCGGCCGCGACCTGGGCTTTCCTGTTCAAGCCGCACACGTCTGGCCTGTTCATCAGTCGTAAGGAAGACGTGATCGATCAGCTTGATGGCATGGTCAACAACTATCCGAACGGCCGGCTCGCGGACCCTGGTACTCTGTTCGGCAAGATCGACTACATACTTAACCGGTTGCCGGCCTGGTTTCTTCCACTTATGGGCCGGAAGAAACTACATCTTGTGAATCACAGCAACGGCTCGCGTATCGATGGCGAGTCGAGCAACGCAGCGGCAGGTAGCTCTGACCGTCGCGATTATATTTTCCTGGATGAAGTCGCCAAGATTCCCGAAGCGGAGTCCATCATCCAATCCACAAAGGCGGTGACAGCATGCCGGCTATTCTGTTCAACCCCACTCGGTTCAGGTACAGCCTTCAGCAAGTTACGCCTGAGCGGTATGGTGCCGGTGTCGGAACTGATGTGGTGGGCGTCACCCGAGAAGGCCAAGGGCCTATACGCGGCCCAGGATGCCCTGGGACGATGGAAGATGCGATCCCCATGGTACGATGCACAGTGCCGGGCGTCCTCCCCGAAAGAGGTCGCTACTGAAATCGATGCCGACCACCTAGGCAGCGGGGAGCGGTTCTTTGAGGATGCGATCATACTGGAGCACCAGAAGCTGCTGGCTCGGCCCCCTCGGGTTCGGAAGACGATTGCGTTCAAGAGAACGCTAACGGATGAATTGGTGGTGAGGGCCCTGCGATCCTCCGACAGCACTACATTAAGTTACACCAGCACGGATGGGCCGTGGAAAATCTGGTGCCCTCTCGTCAGCGGTCGCCCCGAGCAATCGAAGACCTACACGGTCGCGGCCGATATCAGCAAGGGACAGGGGGCGTCAAACAGCGTGTGCGTGATTGGCTGCAACGAAACCCACGAGAAGGTCGCTGAATATGCAGATGCGAATACACCGCCGTATGAGTTCGCGAAGATCGTCGCCGCTGCTGCCCTATGGGCCGGGGGACGTGACAAGAGGCCAATGGTCATTTGGGAAAATAACGGTGACCCTGGTATCGACTTTCAGCGGGTGCTGGTACATACTCTTAGGTACCCAAACCTTTATTTTGATCGTCAACCAGGAACACTACGCCAGAGAATCGGAAAGAGGTATGGATGGCGAAGCAACACGGATAAGAAGGCGGAAGCGTTGGGTGTACTTCGTCGAGCATACGCAACGGGTAAGATCATTGATCGCTCGTCCCAGTCGCTTACGGAGTGCCTGTCTTATATCCATTATGACGGTGGTGGCATTGGTCCGGCAGCTTTGGTCAGTGAGCCGGACGCCGCCCGCAAGGCCCACGGTGACCGAGTCATCGCAACTATGTTGCTGACCTGGGTGTGGGGGAACTCCGGCGGCACAGTACGCCCTGAGAAGTCCACGACTCCCGAGAGATGCTTCGGCCATCGCCTAGAGCAATGGCGAAAGACCCGCAAAGAGAACAAGGATGGTCTACCACGGATCGGGCAAGTTCTGCATATGGATGGGAGCTATGTATGAGTATCCTGGATGACATCAAGCCTCAGAAGTTTCAGCAGACAGTACAGCGTGGAGCCGAACGCTTGGAAAAGTTCCGAGCCGCACGGGTTCACTTCCTGAAGGAATATGTTGGTGCGTGGTACGATTGCTCGTCGGGAACAGTAGGATCGCGTCCCATTAACCTGATCCACAATGCCATTCGGGTGTTGCTCCCTAATCTCGTGATGAACTTCCCGAAGCACACTATCGAGACGCCGTACCTTGCGGTGCGGCAATACGCAAACTTGTTGGGACTCGCCCTGGACCAACATGACCGGAAGGTCAACATCCGGGACATATACCGTCGTTGCATTGTGGATGCCATGTTCACCCTCGGAATCTGCAAGACCGGACTCGCCCAGTCGGACAGCGTGTACGTCTTCGATGATGAGATGGGCCAGGACACTGTGGACAACGGGACCGTGTATACCGAAGCCGTCGATTTCGACAACTTCGTAATCGATCCGTCGAGCCGGGAGCACATGTTCCGGGACGCGACATTCATGGGCGACCGGGTAACGCTTCCTCGTCAGATGCTGCTGGACAGCGGGCTCTACAATAATGATCTCATCGAGCGTCTGCCTCGTGCTGGTGGAAAGGTCCAGGAGGGTGCGGCCGAAGACCTAAGCATGAAGAACATACAGAAGGATGAAAACTACGATCTCCAAGATGAGGTTACAGTCTACGAAATTTTTGTCCCGGCCGCAAACTCCATCGTCACTGTTCCTGGTGACAAAGACATCACCTTTGACGATTACCTCCGAGTCGCTGATTACTACGGGGTTAAAGAGGGGCCGTATACGCTCCTCTCCTTCTCTCCTCCCGTTCCTGGAAACCCTCTACCTGTTCCGCAAGTCGGGATATGGTATGACCTCCATGTTCTCGCCAATCGAATGGCGAAGAAGGTGGTGGAGCAAGCTGAACGGCAAAAGGATATCGTCACCTACAAGCGGTCCTCGGCAGACGACGCGGAGAGTTTGAAGGATGCCGGCGACGGGGAAGCCGTGGCTGTTGATGATCCCGATGGCGTCAAGACTATCAGCTTTGGAGGCCAGCAGAACAGCAATGTGAACCATCTGGCGTCCCTGGAGCAGTGGTTCAACATGATGGCGTCTAACCCGAATCAGGTTGGGGGCCAGAACATCGAAGCCAAGTCCGCTACGGCTGCAAACATCCTTCAGGCGAATAGCGGCATTGGCCTGGAAGACTGCAAGGATGCCCTGTACATTTTCGCCGCCTCTGAGGCTCGCAAGCGTGCGTGGTACTTCCACACTGATCCCCTGATGAACGTCCCGCTTACCCAGCGGCAGCTTCAGCCCGGCGGCATTCAGATTGGGCCGGCCGGAGTACCCTGGATGGCCCCACCTACGATGCAGGACGTTCAAGTTATCCTGACCCCTGAACAGAAGGCGGGGAACTACATAGACTTTGTGTTTACGATTGAGCCCGAGTCGATGGGGCGGGTGGACAGCAAGGTGCGTTTGCAACAGGAAATGTCCCTGTGTCAACAGGTGCTGCCGGCGGTAATGGCGGCGGCTCAAGTCGGCATGTCTATGGGTATGCCCCTCAACGCCCAGGCCCTATTGCTGCGGATGGCCCGCGACATGGGGATAATGTGGATGGACGAAGTTCTCTATGATCCCGCCTTCCAGCAGCAGATGGCAATGCAGATGCAGATGGGTATGGGGGCACAAGGACAGAACGGCCCCCAGAAGGGGCAGATACCGGGCCAGCCAAACCCTGGTTTGCTGAACGGTGTTTTGCAAAACGGACAGCCGGGTCAGGTGCAGGCTCCGCCTCCTGGTCCGCAAGTGCAGCAGAATCAAGGGGCACAACAGGGGGCTCAGGACAGCCAACGATTTATCGGGCGAGCAATGAATAACGCCCTCAAGGTTGCCCCGCAAGGTCCACCAACGTTACCCTAACGGAGAATTTCAATGGCAGCAGAACAAGAAATGGCAAACAGTAGCGAGACGCAGGACATCATGGACCCGGACCATCCCGATCACTACACGGTGAAAGCGGATGCACAAACTCTTCAGGATCACGCGGATATCACCAGTGACCCTCCCCGGCACGCCGCTGCCCACCAGTTCCTTCAGAACCAGGTGAAACAGGGTCAGCAGGCCGTGAAGTCTTCAGCTAAGTCGATGCACGGCAAGGTGAAGAAGGGTCTTGGCAAAGCGTTTCCGACCAGCGGCGGCAAAACCCCTTTTGAAAAGGCCGGTGCCAACAGTACATCCCAAGGCGATAAGGCAGAACAAGGAGACTGACCATGAGTAAGAATTGGATCAAAGGAGCGATCAAGCATCCGGGTGCATTGCACAAGCAACTCGGTGTTCCGCAGGGGAAGAAAATCCCCGCGAAGAAACTTGCCAGTGCCGCGACGGCCGGCGGGAAGTTGGGTCAGCGGGCCAGGTTCGCCGAGACATTAAAGGGTTTGAATAAAGCGTTTCCCAAAGGGAAGTGAGGCAACGGATGTTCTACAAATTTCCCGGTTTCGTGTACCGATGGAAGATCGTCGGCGAAGATTGTGAGCTATACAACAGGGCGGGTTACCTGAACATCTATCGTGGGGCAGCCGGGTGGTTGCACGGCGAGATCGCTGCTGGGCGGTGCCATGCCATTTAAGTCAGAAGCACAACGCCGGTACATGCACGCTAACATGCCGAAGATGGCGGCGGAGTGGGAGAAGGAGACCCCCAACGATGCAGCCCTTCCCCGGTATGTCAAGGGTTCGCCCGCCGCGAAGAAGCGTTTACACGCCTCGCAGGGTTTGAAGCGGGCGTTCCCGAACAGATGATGGGAGATGGATATATGCCATGTTACGAATACAAATGTGCCTCGTGCCAGTTCGCCGATACGGAGTACCAGCACATACACGACAATCCCCTGGTCGAGTGTCCCGAGTGTCACAAGCCGACCTATGAGAAGCAGGTGTCGCGGGTCCACTCTTCCATGCAGGAGTTCTCTGCCCCGATAGAAATGTTCTCCATCGCCTGCAACACGACCGAAGAGATTCAGGAAATGCAAAAGGCCGGCGTGAATATCAGCGATGATCCCGAGAACCCACTATTCGGCGTGCCCGTGGCCCGGTCCCGACACGAGAAGTTAAAAGCGTTAAAGGTCGCCCATTTTGTTGAACGGTGACAAAGGGGTTGACTTGTTATCGGACGTGTGGTACACTACCTTCGTAGAGAGCGGGAGATAAATTATGGCAGATGAAATCACACCGGCAGCGGTTGAATCAACCCCTACCCCGGTCAATTCCGATCCGGCGTCTTCAACGTCCGTTGAAGCCCCGAGATCAACTGAAACCGAACGAAGTGCTGTAGAGGCATCGGTCGGTTCCAAGTTTTCCAGCGTGTTCAAAGACGCTGACGACGACACAGTCGTTGAGCCGGCCGCAACGGTCACTGATCCGAAGACCGGCGAAGAGAAGCCAGCGGAAGTCTCTGTCGAAGCGGCTGCTACCGAGCAGGCCCCTAAGCCTACCCCCGGTGCCATCCCCGCCACACAAGTCGTTCCTGCGGCGTATGCCCGTAGCCTAAAAGCCTATGGGTGGACGGAAGATGAAATCGCGTCGGCCTACAAGGCAGACCCGGCCAACTTCCTTCGGACTGCGGCAAAATTTCACGAAAACCGGAATGAGGAAACTCGCCGGATGAGTGAAATGGGCCGGCTTGCGAAACAGCAATCTGATGCCCAACAGGCTGCGGTCCAGCCCCCGCCATCGTCTGTGTCGGAGAAATTCTCCGTCATCGACATCGCGGCCCTGAAGAAGGCCTACGGCGATAAAGAGCCGTTCGTCCAGCAGCTTGAACAAGTCAACAAGGTTGTTGAATTTGCAAATCAAGTTATGCCCTGGATGAAGCAATCCCAGGAACGTCAGCGTCAGGCGGAGATGCAGACACTGAGCGGCCAGATTGATAGTTTCTTCGGTGGAAAAGACCTTGCCGAGTACGCCGACGCCTACGGCAAGACTGCTGCGGACTTGAAACCCGAGCAGATGGCATCCCGACAAAAAGTGCTGGAGACTGCGGACCTGTTGATCCGTGGGGCTAGAGTATCGGGGAGAACGCTGTCATTGGATGACGCCCTGACAATGGCCCATGATTCCGTCTCCGGTCCCGTAAAAACCAAAGCTGTCCGGCAAGAAATTGTCGCGGCAGCCAAGACCCGCAACGCCGCGATCTCGCTCAAGCCGTCAAGTCGATCCAGTTCCGCGAAGGGGGGCAACCCTCACAAAGAACTGGAGACGAGAGTTGGTAAGAGTCTGGCCGGGGTGTTCTCGAGTAATTAAGATGTGGAGCTTCCAATGCCTGTTGACCAGAATGCTCTCAGTGACCTGATTGCCACCACTCTCCGCGATCTCCCCAAAGACCAGTTTGAGGTCATGTGGGATTCCCAGAACTACAAGTTCTGCCAGATTTATCAGGAAGAGAAGCGTGCAATCGATGGCGGTACGTCCATCCAACGCAACGTGATCCTCGACCGTCATGGCCGTGCCCACTATCGCCGGCTGTTTGATACCGACCAACCCACGGTGGATCAGAGCCAGTTTCAGATTAACGTCCCTTGGACGCAGATCGGGACTGACTATTCGTGGGACGTTCTCGAAATCATGCGGAACAAGAACAGCGTGAAGGGCTTCATCGATCTGATGGAATCTCGGCGTGTTGAACGGCTGTGGGACTTGGCAGAGTTGATCGAGACTCGCGGCTGGTCCACTCCCGTGTCCTCGACCGATACGCTGTATCCGTTTGGTGTTCCGTATTACCTGAACTTCCTCAACGCAGGTTCTACCGCTGGCGGATTCTTCGGCCAGACCATCCGATACCAGAACGGCAGCACGGGCACCGTCTGTGCCGGCATCGACGCCGCCTCCGAGCCGAAGTGGAACAACTACGCCGACGTGTACACTCGCATTGACAACAACCTGCTCCGAAAGCTGCGGGCAGCCGTGCGTACCACCCGGTTCAATCCTCCGAAGATGGTGGAGAAGCCCGGCAATGATAAAGTGGGCAGCCTGATCGAACTGTACGCGGCCAACGACGTTGTTACCGAACTGGAAGACCTGGGTGACAAGCGGGATGACGCGAGCGAGCCGGCCGAACTGGCTGGCAAAATGCTGCACAGCTTTGACGGCGTGGTCCATTTCAACCGTATGCCCGTGGTGTACATCCCGCAACTGGACGGTTATACCGTTGCGACTGGCCCCACGGCTGCCACTACTCAGGAGATCAACCCGATCTTCTGTGTTGACTGGAGCCGCATTCAGCCCATCGTGCAAGAGGGCTACTGGATGGAAGAGAGCAAGCCGATGGTGGATCGTGGACAGCACACGACCTTCACCGTGTTCCTTGACGGTTCGCACAACAACTTGTGCATCAACCGTCGTACGGCGGGCTTCGTCATCCACAACCCAATCTCGGCCTAACGGGATCGGGTATAAACCACAACGACTTTTGAGGTATAATCATGGCTTACGGAATTGTCGGCTTCAGTCAGCAGAATCAACTGGATCAGCCCTCGGGGGCGATCTGGGGCGACTGCTCCGCACAGGAACTCCTGGACGAGGGTTCCGGTTACTGGGACTTCAAGGATTTCAAGACCCGTCTCCCCCAGACCGCTGACGGTGCCTCGGTGACGTGGGCGATTGACAGCGGCAGCTTCGCGTGGAACACGCACTATGACAGCGTGATCACCGCGACGACAGGTGCTACCCTGTACGACGATGCGGGCATCGCGACACGACCTGTTGGGCCTATCGCTCCCGGCGGTGGACAGAAGATTTGGTTCGAGGCTCTGGTTTCCGTTGGCACTGCCAGCGGCCAAGGCCTGTTCATCGGCCTGGCGAACCTGGCAGCCCTGGGCAGCAAAAACCTCCTCTCCCAGTCCAGCACTGTGACCTACGGCAACAACCTGATCGGCGGTGCGTCGAAGTCCTCGTTCTACGGTTTCTGGGCTATCCCGACCGTGTACAACTCTTCGACTGCACCCCTGGGTACGGGCGGTGTGAACTTCCATGCAGTGTGGGCGAATCAGATCACCACCCCGATGACGCCGGCTCAGTTCGCGGCGTATTCGGCGAACCCAAACCTGTCCAGCGGAACTGGCGTGGTTCTTCAGAACGTGCTGACCCCCACGATCACCCAGTACCCCAACAGCCTGAACCCGTTGGGTTATGTGGGTCCGACCCCCGCCTCTGTTCCGCCTGGTGCCCTGATTGCGACGGCCACGGCGAACGCCACGCCCGTTGGGTATGGCACCGCCCAGACCCCGCAGCAGTTGCTGCACATCGGTCTGCCGCCCTCCATCACTGCCGCCTACGGTGCCACCGGCTTCGTGAAACTGGGCATCCGATATGACGGTCAGCAGTACCTGTACTTCTACGTCAATGGTGTCCAGACCGCCAAGATGGTAATCACGTCGGGCAACGACACGGTCAGCGACTTCGGTGGTATCGCCGTGATCCAGGCGGGTGCGGCTGCGGCGGTCACGCTCAACCTCGGCTTCGAGCGTACCGCTTCCCTGATCTATCCGTGATCGTATGTACCTTTAACCGGGTACGTTTGAGACTGCGGGCCAGTCGGCGAAGGCTGGCTGGCCCGCTTAGTTCTAGAGAGAAGAACATGCCGACCGATCCAAACCTTCCAATTCCATCCTATCCGATCCTTGAGCCCACGTCAGCAATGACGTTCAATGATCTGATCCTGGAAGTGGCTTATAAGCTCGGATGCAGCTACTATGGGGCAGATGGCACGGGGGCTCCCCAGGTTCCTGTTGACGCCCACGACCTGGCCCTGTGTCAGGGGATCGTGAACAAGGCAGTCAGGAAGATGATTAACGACGGGCCGAAGGGAGCGGGCTGGCGGTGGCTCAATGTCGTTGCTCAGGTCGATCTCTGGCCGCAGATTAGCTATGACCCGACCGGAAACACCTTCGTCGCGTTGACATATAACCCCACGGTCGGCGGGGTGACGTACACCGGCTGCACGCTCCTGACACTCCAGACCCCGCCTGCTCCGCCCTATGGCACTGATGCGTATCCCAACGGAGGTCCGCCGCAGCCAAACCCTTTGCCTACGCCGTCCTTCGGCTATACGGATGGGGACACCAGCTACGTTCCGCGATTCCTCGCTTCGATGGAGTTGCGGCAGATATGGCTGAATGGCAATCCCCCGCCGACTACGCCAGGCTGGTATCTTCCCATCGACGAGGATTTCACGGGTGATCTGATCGGTCAGCCTTTTACTGTCCTCCGGTACATAAGCCCAACCCAACTGATTGTGGACGGCAACGCGACGGCCCCCACCGTAACAGTCGCGACCAATACGATCACGATCTCGCCGTTTGCGACTACCGGGGATGGGGCGATTGTAGTATCCTTCACCACAGCGAAACTCGGTACAGTTGTCGCCAATTCGTTTCAGGTCAACGACTCTGCTGGAGACATGGAGGGTAAGTTCAACGCGAGTAACGTACTTGGGACCAATGGCTGTACCGTGGTGAGTTCTAACAACGGGTACTTATACACCCTTACGTTCAACGCGGCCCTCGGCCCCGTGTACATGAACCTGGTATCCGCTTCACTTAACACGACTGGAAGCGGACAGCTTTCTGCTCCATTCAGCTTCGCCTGTTCTGGCGACTACACCCTGCCGGCCAACTTCGGCGGGCAGTA